TTATATGGAGCTGTAGCGGATAATATCCGTAAGCTCTCTACTATGGATGCTTTTCCAGATCTCTACCTTAGAGATAGAGTTGTGTTCAGAAGTGAAGTATTCTCTCCTGTAAAGGTGGGGCTACACGGACTTATCAAGGAGAAGTACACCTTGGTTTCTATCCAGTGTCATCAGGTCAACTCTGAAGAAATGGTTAACGATAGCCAGTTCCAACAGTTTGCTAACTACAACCCATTCAATCTGTAGGAGAAACGTGGCAAAGATAAAGGTTAGTGGCAAAGTCCACAATGTAAAGAAGAACAAAAAGGGCGAAGTTATTGTTGACCATGCTGGTAAGAATAATCCAGAATGGGATAAGATTAACCTGACCAAGAAGGCTGGAGCCAAGACCGTCAAAGAAGGCGAGAAGGCAACCAAGGACTGGCATAAAAAGAACCCTCATACGAAAGGTAAGAAATAATGTGCGTTAAATGTGGATGCGGTAAGAAAAAAGGCGAACCTGGCTACGGCAAGGGTAAGAAGTCTGACTCAAAAAAGATGTCTCCAAAGCAGAAGAAGCTTGATGCAGATAAAGACGGTAAGCTAGAAGGCTCTGACTTTGCTGCCCTACGAAAGAAGAAGAAGTAATGTGCTCTACCTGTGGCTGCGGTAAGCCTAAAGACAAGCACGGACAGAAGACTTTAGCCGCTGCTAATAAGAAGTACGGTAAAAAGTCTGACTCAAAGAGCAAGGCTAAGAAAGTCTCAGATGTACGAAAGAAAGGCATGTAATGTCTAAGTACACAAAGAAGTCTGATAAGAAGCAGGATGCCAAGGACACCAAGGGTATGAGTCCAAAGCAAAAGGCAGCTTTTCATAAGGCCGACAAGAAACATCGTAAGCCTAAGTCTCAAGAGGACGACGCCAAGATGGACAAGAAAATCATTAAGAAGATTAAAAAGAAGTAGTGACTTAGCCCCCCAAGAGGGGGCTTTTTCATTTATGATATCCTATGACGCCAGAGAAATCTGGAACCCTGCAGCTACACCCTTGCACCTCTATTGGAGGATTTATGATTAACCTTGCTAACCGCATCCTGCGTGAACAGACGGATGCAGACAAAGTTGAGTTCGTTCGTGGTGTTTCCAACCTAAATCAAAACGGCGGTAAGAAAGTCGTAGGCAGTTTAGTAGCAGGATATATCATTGCGAAGTGGCTCACTAAAAATGGCTAAGGCATCCTTCAAAGACTTTATGCTAGGGCCGATACGCAAAGCAGAGAAGCAGATAACCCCTGCATATCAAAACATCCTTCGTAGCCACGCAGCCCAGAATTATGGGTGGGAGAAGACCGCTGTAGATAACCTAAACATGCGGTACAAAGAGAACCATCACGTCATAACATACTCTGATGATAGAGTTATTGATACTGAGAACGGTACCCCTGATAACCCGCCAGCTGCGGCAATCAGAACTTTTATGATTAATCAGGCAGGTAAATACTAATGCCTATTTTTATTAACGAAGACGCTGCGCTCAAGAAGCGCCTAGGTGGGATCACAGTATCAGATAGCGGAAACGCTACTCGCCCCGTACCAGTATTCTACGGACAGCCTGATAAGGATATCCGTAACCAGACCTATCCCTACATTACTGTAGACCTTATTGGAATCTCAGAGGACCGTGAGCGTGCTCACCGTGGATATGTGCCATTGACTTATAAGCCTGAAGGTATGACTTACTCTACTACCTCAGGTGGACTTATTAATCAGATGGTCAGCATGCCAATTCCTCTTGACATCTACTACCAAGTTTCTACCTGGGCCCGTCAGCCTCGGCACGACCGACAGATTTTATCTGTTATGCTTGATCCTGCAAGGATCCCATATAGATTTGGACAGCTCTACATCCCTGAAGACAACACATGGCGTCGAATGGATCTTATGGGTTTTTCAAAAAGAGATACTAATGAGGGCGGTAAGCGCCTTTTTAGTAACGTGTACAATATTCGTGTAAGTGCGGAAGTATTTACCGATGAGTTTAAGTCAGCTTACCAAGTAACTCAAGATCCTAATATCGCTCTAACACATCGAACAACAGTCTTTACTGCCCCTACTAATCCTGCATAATACCGTCACCCTAAGAAACTAACCTAACCTAAGGAGTAAAACTAAATGGCAACATTCAGTCGCCCAGGCGTCTATGTCCAAGAAGTGTCTCTTCCACAGCAAATTACACTACCAGATACAAGCGCCTCTGTTGGCGCAATGGCAGGTGCTCTCTCAAAGGGCAACACAACTGAACCACAGTTGATTGTTTCTTGGGGAGATTTTGTAAAGACATTTGGCGGAATAAACGACTCATACCCAGTAACATGGGCTGCATATAACTTTTTTGCAAATGGTGGCTCTGCTCTATACGTACGTCGTATTGTAGGAGCAGGAGCAACTGCAGGATCAATTTCGTTCTTGAACCAAGCAGCAGCAACCACTACCCTAACCGCTACAGTAACAGCTGCATCAGCAACCTCAGGTACTGTAACATACACAGCTGCTAATACATTTACAGCTGGTCAAACAGTCTCTATCACAGGTTTAAGCACATCTGCTTTTAACCTAACAAGCGTCACAATTGCTACAGCAACATCATCAGCATTCACAGTAACTAACGCTGCTACCGGTACTGCCGTAACAGGTGCAACTGCAACTGCTACAGTGACAGTCACTGCACAGACAGCGTTTACACTTAACGCAAAGAACCCAGGAACATGGTCTGGAGATTATTCAGCACAGGTAGTTCCATCAGGTGTTTCAACACGCTTTGGTTTAAACATCTACTACTCAACTGGTAGCGCTACAAACCTAGTAGAGTCTTACACTGACTTAAGCACTGACACTACAGACAAGTACTACTTCAAGTCTGTAATTGATACAAGCTCAAACCTTGTAACTGTAAGCTCAAGCGGTCTTCCAAACCCTTACTTCCCATTCACAGGTTCTACAACAGCAACTGCATTTGCTGGAGGAGCTAATGGTGAGCCTCTTGTGCGTGCTGATTACTCAGGCGCATGGAACTCATTTGATCCAATTCAAAACCCGCTAGTTATCTACGCAGCAGACGCACCATATGCATCTACATCTACTCTGACAAGTCAGATTCATGGCGATGCGATGATCTACGCGGCATCACGTACAGATTCTTTTGTTGTAGTGGATACTCCGTCAGGCATGTCAGTATCACAGGCTAAGACACAGATAACAGCAACAATGGCAATTGCTGCTGCTTCAACAACTGGTAAGATTGCAGCCGCTTACTACCCATGGGTTAATATCCCAGACGGAAATAAGATTCCTGGAGCAGTTCGTCTTCAGGCACCAGGTGCTGCAGTTGCAGGTCAATACCTTTCTACAGACAAGAGCCGTGGAGTCTTCAAGACACCAGCCGGTCTAGGAAACCAGATTGCCCTTGCAGTCTCTACTGAACACCAGTTCACAAACGCAGAGCTTGATGATATCAATACAACCTCTGACCCAATCAACGCAATTCGTAACGTCCCTGGCGCAGGAATTGTAATCATGGGTGGTCGTACACTAGACAACACACCAAGCAACCGCTACATTAACATCCAGCGTTCTCTAATCTTCATTGAAAAGCAAGCACATGATCTTAGCTCATTTGCTGTGTTTGAGAACAATGACTCTCGTTTGTGGCTACAACTACGTACCGCAATCGGAACCTTCCTACTTAATTACTGGCAGCAAGGTGGCCTTCGTGGCGCTAGCCCAGCTGAAGCGTATTACGTAAAGGTTGACGGCAGCACAACTACTTTTACTGATATCCAAAACGGTAGAGTAAACATTGAAGTAGGAGTTGCCCTACAGTACCCAGCAGAGTTCGTTGTCATTAAGATCGGACAACTAACCGGAAGCGCGACAGCGTAAAGGAGATAGAAGATAATGGCATATACAAACCCACTCAGTAACGAGAACGCAAATATTGGACCGATTACCGATCCAGTTCGTAATTTTAAGTTCCTTGTTACTTTCACCCCTACAACTAACTCAGCAGGTTGGG